GTGCCACGGCAGACGGAGGCAGATCCCTGGCTAATGCGGCATCAAAGATTGAACTCAACTCATCCTTGGATGCTTCTGCTAATCCTCCTCCTCTGGTGAGTGTCCCAAGGTCCAAGCCTGGGATGCGTCCCAATAGGTCTTCCAATTCCTTGGCTGCTTTATTAGCTTCCTTGCGCTCCTCATCACCAAAGAGAAGATCACCAAAAGCGGACTGAACGCCCCCTCTGAATGTCTGGAGTCCTTGTGTAGTAGCGCGTTTGACTATATCAAAAGAGGTGCCAATAGCATCAGTGAACTCCTTTAGACCCGCCGACATAGCAGGGAACACACCCGAACCAGGAAGCGTGAAGAATTGTTTTATATTGTGCGCTAATAGCCCCCATCTTCCTGCACCATCAGGAGGAGGGTCAAATACCTTCTCCCAGTTGACATCCTCAAAGAATTCATCGGCTTCTTGTATTCTTTCAAAGCCGTACTCAAACTCATCGAACCATTCGCGCATATCAGTAGTATCCCAGATATGCGTAGGGAAGAAGTCCTCATCCTCAAAGAAATCAGCCGCATCGCCAAAACGAGAAAACAATTGATCTGACTCAGCATTGAAATCGCTTAGGACGTCTTTGAATTTCAGTACTTTTTCAGCACCCTTGGCAATAGACTCGGCAAGTAGTTCAGCCGCCGTTTTCTTTGGAGGAGGTGGATTAAATATCAACTCCCAATCCTCGTCCTCCATTATATCGGCAGCGCTTCTTAGATCATTGAATCCGTCATTAAATGCCTTGCTCCACTCGCGAATATTGATAACAGACTCATTGCCCATCGCCTTAGAGATTGCTTTTTCGCGATCCAATAACCCCTTGAACTTATCCCAAAGACCTGCCCCACCATCGGTTCCCCTCACGCCCTGGAATAGCTGAGACTTTGCCTTGGTTTGATTCTTCCCGGTGCCTAACGCCTCTTCGCGTCCCTTGAAACCGAAAGACAGATCGACCTCAGAGAGATCATCCAGAACATTGGCGATATCCGTAAGGAGGGTAAAGAGCCTACCGCTGGCGTCAAATGTCTCATCCAGCTTGCCAATAAAAACCGTGAATGCATTAGTGACAGCAGTCCATCCCTGTGCTATGGTACCACCCGTCTTGCCGAACTCCTCAGTTAGCTTGGGCGCTTGTTCCAGTAGGGCAGTAGCTAATATCTCGGAGGTAATCAAACCCTGCGCAGCCAACTCCCTCAGTTCGCCGCTGGTGATTCCCAAAGCACTGGTCAATGCCTCCATTAGCCGGGGTGCTTGCTCCATGACTGAGTTAAGCTCATCGCCCCTTAATGTACCAGAAGCCAATGCTTGGCCGAACTGAGTGATGGCGCTTGCTGCTTCTGAACTACCAGCACCTGATATAACGAACGCCTGATTGACCGTTTTAGTAATAGATAACAGCTGTTTCTGTGTCAACCCTAACGTCTTGGTGCTTCGTGCCAAGCGCGAATATAAGCCTACGGTACTAGATAAATCCTGTCGCGTCTCCTGAGCTAATCTGAAGAGTTTGGCCTGGGTAGATGCAAGCTGGTTCGCGCTATCGGTAACAAGTTTTAGTTTATTATTTAAATTAGTCCAAACATCAACATACTCGCTGAGCAACTTCAAGGCAGCCACAGTGACAACACCCGCCAAGACCCCTTTTAATTGCTTGGCAGTATCACCGGCACTTTTAAGCTTCTTATTAGCCTTCTCGCCCTCATCGCCAACGCCCTTTAGGGCATCAGATACCTTACGGAAAGCAGCAGAAGCATTATCCTTGGCACCTATGGTAATCGTTACATTCTCGTTCGCCATTCTACCCCTGTTTACCCTGTTGTACCGCCTGTTGATGCGATCTGGCTAACTCTTGCGCTCGTTTATTCTCATCTTGTTGCTCTGACTGTATACGATAAAACTCTTGCTCGATCAGACTAAAGGCCCACATCGTCCAGTTATCTTGCTCATAGGGCGTCCCATCTATAGGATAGGCCGTCCTCTGTAAACCCCATCCAGCCATACCGGGCACCCTTGTATAGCACATAAAGAAAAGATCCAATGTCTCCCATATGGAAAGTGGGACTGCCGAACAGGGGCACTCCCACGATCCATTCTCTCCCCCTAAATCATACAGCGGGAAACTGTTTAGCTTCTCAGCTATGGGGATATGCTCATCCTTGCAGTTGCGCTCTACTTGTCTTCCGTCTCGGACACAGGCTCCGCAGTCGTATCGCTGGCCGGATTCTCTTGCCCTGAGTCCGAGGGTGAGTTTTTTACGTCTTCCTCTGACCCCGTTGAAGCATTCAATACAGCGCCGAAGATCTCAGCAAGTAGCTCCATATGAGAAGGCCCAAGCACATCAAACAGTTTCACCGCATCAGTAATGGGTTCACCATCGACGGTGATGTTTTCATAATCCTTGGTATACTTCTCCAATACATGCTTGATAAGACCCCAGTGCTGGTCAACGGCATCCAAGTCTTCTACATCAAACTGTAACCCCGCCATGACATTTATCTTCGTGTCTCGCTGAACAGCAAAAAGATCTTCTACGGACAACGGAGCATAGGTCAGAGCGATTTGTTCGGAGGGAGCAACCTCACGATTGCCCCCCCACTCAGGAACATACTTCTTATCTTTCAACGACAGCTTAAGAGCCATGCAACTCCTTTAAATGAGCCACTATCCCCAGTGGTTAGCGGATACGCATCAGCAGCGAGTCATTGCCATTAGTTCCATAAGCCCTACCCGTCAGGGTAATACGAGCCATATCATTGTCGGCAATGTCGGGACCGACCATATCCCATTTGGCTTTCTTCATAACGAATGTGACCGTCGCCCCGGTATTCTGACCAATATTGACGCGAATATCAGAAGCAGTATTGTTATACATCCCACCCAACAGAATATTGGTGTTGAGCTTTTTCATATACATATCGAGCGAGAAGGTTACATTGCGCTTGCCCTGCCTCAAGACCTCAGAAGCCGAATCGGTCCCCACCTCTTCATTGAGCAACCCACGGTTATCCTCAAAGGTGATACGTCCACCCAGATGTTTAACAGCCACAGCAGAGCCATCCAGCGAGAGCATACCCATCCTGGCGTGAATAGGACTGCCTGTAGTGGTCCCTGTGGGATTGTACGGAATCATAGCAGAGGCTCCGCTATGCGTATTATCCAGCGTCTCGGTAAAGATAACTTGGTTGGTAGTTAGGTTGACAGAATCAACCATGATACCAGAGCCACCCGCCGTCTCAACAACGTCGGTATTGAAATACAACTGCGAGCCACGAGTAAAGTTATACTCGCCATTGGTAGGCATAGTGACATAATTGGCATCTGTGGCGATAGTAGAGTCGGCGTCGGGATTATACGTCGAATTGCCGGTAAAGCCCCACTCTTTAGCCATACCCGAATAGACTACCTGTGCTTGGTTATTATGGCCCTGATTACCCCAGGAGAATTCTACCTTGTTACATATGGCTCCCATGACATGCTCTTGGAAACTGGCCTGAGAGGCACCACCACCCCTGACACCACGCCGAATAGTCAGCGAGGTAGTATGAGCAGTTGCCTGGAGATACTCAATAGCCGTAGTGCCAAAAGAGAGATGACCAAAAGCAGCTTCCAGCAAGTGCGTATCATCAGGTTGTATCGTCACATTACCCGATGGTAAGAGTAGCTTGGTGATCTCCCAATCAGCCGACTTGCGGCCTGTCACCTGTTCAAGGAAGTCGCTCGACTCAGTGCGATCATCCCTGTTCTCGCGCTCCTGTGCGGGAGTGAACGACTCCGATAGCGTCAGAAAAGCATCCGTGGGAGTGGCCTTTTGTGGCGTCCCATAGGTCGTTTCCTTCATTGCATAAAGAACTACTTGACTACCGGGAAATAGAGTGCTCATTACTGATCCTCCTTGGTGATTTTAGGCAATGTCTTGACCGGCTTGATCACCGGAGCCACTACCTCTTTGATCTCAACAAATAGACGGTTGGGCGCTGTGGGCAGCTCAACCACCATCCCATATTCAACTGCACCTATGCCGATGCGCGTAGGTGCTTTCCCCTCATAACGATACTTGGGCATTCTAATCCCCCTATTCTGTTAATGTTTCAACTTGAATGATCAACTGTGCCTCTTGCAAGAGCGCATGTTCACCGAACTGTAGCTCGCCATATTCTTTGGACATTTGTATAGTATCCTCCACGGTGCTATTGAGTTGCGGATCTGCGTCCAGCACTTCAGAGATACCCCGTATGGTTCGGATCGTTCGACGCTTAAGATCCTCCTCCCCTAAATTGGCGGTGAGTGCAATAGAGATGGTTAGTGAATGGTATTCTATACCATACCGCTGATCGCCTGTGAAGGGCGATTGGTTGGTTGTATCGGGTATGATACAACAGATGGGAAACCCCGGTGGCTTGCGTAGCTCGCTGATGAAATAGTTTTCGTTGGGTATATCATCAAGGGTGATACTATCCCCATATTCTATATCCAACAAATCCAGCTTGGCCGGGAGATCCGCTTTTAGCACGATGGCTATCTTATCTGATACCCAGGATATGTCTTTCTTGCCAGCCATTAAGGTCTAATCCTACTCTTAAAGTTACTACGCTCAAACTGTCCCGATTCGATCACATATTTCTGTATCAACTTGACCCATGTTTTTCTCTGCGTATTGGTTATCCTGATTGGCTCTCTCTTGGGTAGCTTATTCTTTGGAACGCCCCGCTGGTGATACTTGGCATACGGGACTTTTGTGCCTATCTCCATCCCTAATTTGCGGGGTTTAAAGATGAAGTTCTTATCACTGCGACGAGTGAGTGAGTCCTTTAGATCGCCCTTGCGCTGGAGAATTCGGGTGGAAAAGCCTTTTGATTTCTTCCACTTCACATAGTCAGGATTGAGCGGTGCCCACGCTGCCCATCCCTGCTTTGCTCCCTGCCGACTAAATAGGCTCTTCTCACCCTTAACAAAATCATCGGCTATATCATCCCATACAGGCCGTAAGTCCTTGACGCGCTTGAAGCTGATACCCAATACACGCGCCATCTGCGGCACACCCTCAACCTCAAAGGTGATGCCGAGCATCCCGCCTGTATTAGATAGTTTAGCCATTTAAAAATTGAAATTCTTGGTGAAGGTTGGCCCTGCCTCATTACCGAAAGGACGATGGAAACGATACGATCCCTCTTGCTCATCAGCCCTATGGATGAAAGAAGGCTTACGAGCTGCATTAGGTAGGGAGATCAATCCCTTGGCAAACTGCTCCATCAGGTTATCAAACTGCTCCTGTAGATCCACCGAATGCTCTGACCTTACCTCATTACCCGCTGAGTAAGCAGAGGCTTCTATCTGCGCTCCTGACCCCAGGCTATTCAAACGCCCCAGGATGCGTATAGAGGTTGTATTAGCACTGGCTACGGCTATCTCATACCCCAGGACATCCAGCATACCATTGATCTGTGCAAAGACATCCCTCGTCATCACAAGGGCTTGCAGGCGGGTAGGCTGCGATGCGTTGGAGAGCGTTCTATAAGGTAATAGGGCTTGTATCTGAGAAAATGTGCAATAGCCGTCTACGGATAGCTCAATGTCTGCTGTGGCGTTCAGGCTCATGGAGTCCTCCTTGTCTGAAATAATTTGCGGTGGTTTTAAAATAAGTGAAAATAGTCCTTGCTTTATAGAAAACTATTTATTATATTATAAGTAGAGAGTAGAGAGAGACACACACAGGAGATGAGAAAATGACCAACCGGCAAACCAACATAATCGAAACCTTCAAAAACATCAGCAGAACCTTAAATATAGATATGCCGATGGTTCATTTCAATCCGAAAAGCTCCTCCTCAATGGCAGGTATTTACCAGCCAGCAATGGGCGAAATCACTCTCTTTTTTGGTCACCATGAAATTAGAACTGCTTTACATGAATTTGCACATCACGCGCATTACGAAATGGATTTTGATTCCTACTGCAAAGAGCAGTCGCATGGCAAGAGTTTTAATTACTACTGTGAGATGGTTTGGAAAATCTATAACCAAGCAAATTAATAAAATATGGGGCTTCGGCCCCTTTTTTTATTTTATTATACCTAAAATAATCCTTGCTTTATAAAGTTTAATTTTGTATTATTATAAGTAAGAATTAACCCTCACCCCAACCAGGAAAATAAAATGGAACTCGCAACCCTCCTAATCACCTCCGCAACCTTCGCCGCCGCCCGTTATATGTATAACAACCTCAAGAATCAGTTCGCCTCCGAACGTCGCCAGCGCATCCATCGCCTGTTGGAGAACTAAGATGACAAATAAACAAATTACCCAAGCATATAAGATGGGAAGGCACTTGTTTCTTGAGCATATTACACCCGAATGGGATGCTGTCAATATGACCACCCTCGCAGAAGCCATTGCCCACGAACTACATCACGATGAATGGTTGGATGATGAAACGAGCAAGATATGGGACATTGCCTTTGAGATCGGGGTCGAATACGACGAGCAAAAAGAGGATCTATAGGGACGGCGAGGTCTATTACTCGCTGATAAATAGTGAGATACGCATTTGGCGCAAGCACAACCGCAAGGCGGGTGATTACATCAGGGAGGTATGGAGCAGCCGCCTTGCCAAAGAGGTGCCACCACAAGCCATCATAGCCCGTTGCCCTCCTGAGTTGTGGCGGGTCATAAGAAAGAGGGGATAATGTCAGATAGAATAATGGGACACCAGAAGGTCAAAATGATTGGAAGAGGGCGCAGCGAATACAGCGAGAAAGGTGTATGGCTGGATATTGAACTACCCTCCTCGCTCATCAAGAAGCTACGCAGGGAAGCACAAGTAGAAGAGATCACCATCGGAGAGGTTATAGCTCGTCACTGTGGGCATCTGCCCCGTTATAAGTGAGGATGGAATGGAATCTATTGTTGAGGGCATCAGGTTCTGTGCTTTATCTCTCGGGATTTTGTTTACGTTGGTCAATATTGTAAGGACACTTCGCGGACATAATCTACCCGCTATGAATTTCATCTATCAGACTATCGGCATAACTGTCTTTATCTGGCTTACTTGGTGCAGATAGGAGAATGAACATGAATACAAGGTGTAGACATAGTAGAGCATTCCCTTGGATGAGCGCACAATGGGGTATAATGTGGTGCCCTGATTGTGGAGCAATACGCCAAATCGCCTCCTCGAAACCTGGGGGATTCTACTTTTCAACAAATCATTGGATTTACCCAAGGGGCCATGAGGATGTATGTAAACAATTGGACCGCACCAAAATGAAGGAGGAGTGATGGTAATCAAGGGGGAACGCAGATATAGGCAGCAATATATCACAACCGCAGTCGGTTTCTTGTTGGAAGATTTACAGGCATTTGATGAAGACGCGGAGGTGTTGTTTTTCAAGGTGGTTATACGGCGACCTAAGGGTATGCACATAATGGAATCAAAGAAGTATAAGGAGGATGAATAATGGATGTTATACGTATAACGCTCTTACCTATTATACAGTGGATGGATTGGTTCACCGCTCAGTCCTGGGTGATTATACTATTCCTTCTGCTCAACAGCATTAGCGTATCCTTCACGCATACGTTAAGGGCTTTTGACCATACCCATTGGAGCCATAAGGTATGGACGATTCCCTACTGTAGATGGATGCTTGATAGATGGCGGGTTAAATTTGGCGTAGATCCCCACATAACCAAGATGGACTTCTGCCTACTACCCTCTCTGTTCACTTGGTATCACGTATTCAGCTTTCTCCGCTGGCCCATGATGCTCGTCTTTGTATGGCCGTTGCCGTGGATATGGTGGATTATCTGCGCTTTGGTAGCTCAGTTTATATGGATGATTAGTAAGGATATAGGTCAAAAAGATTGGCCTAATAAGTTCAAGCAGCTCAAGGAATGGATGATATAATGCATGATATACAGATCCACTGCGCGGAGAAGTTACAATATGATCACAGAAAAGGGGGGAATTGTTGGCCTATAATCAAGCGGATAATCAACATACAGAGAGAGTTATCAGACGATCAGCTGAAGCGCATAGTAAATATTATACTTGAGGAGAAGGAAGATGAAACAGAGCAATGTGGAAGAACTATTGACAAAACGGTGTTGTGAACTACAGGCAAGAATAGCCGTATTAGAGGATGCTCTACGACAACAGTTGCCCACCAAGGATGATAAATTCCATCCAAGGTATGATGAGTGGGCTGTTAAGTATAAAAAAGATGCCGCCTATCACGAAGAATGGGGCATCTTTAGCCTGTGGCTGGCGATGGAGGTGTTGAATGAGAAATAGTTGCTTTTGTCTGTTGACTATTATCAATTATTTAGTATATTATAAGTAAGGAATAAATGAAACCTACGGACTATTACAAATACATAGCGTCAAATGAATGGCGCAAAAAACGCAAGGTGCGATTAGAAATTGATAAGAATGAATGTAGGGCTTGTGGACATGACGGATCGCATTATCGCCTGGAGGTCCACCACAAGCCTGAAGCATACAAACGTATTCCAAATGAGTCAGTAGAGGATGACTTGACTACCTTTTGTTGCAGATGTCACGATGTATGGACGGACATAATCCGTTCAGAACGCTATCAGGGCCGTCATACGGATGTCCCAATGGTAGCACTCACGCCCAAAGAGAAGAGGTCTGATTATGGCATGGCAGAAAGCGGAATACAAGCTGACAGGTTGCGCCCCGTTGCTGATGCACAATGGACAGTTGGCCGATCCGTCCAATCCCATCGTCAAGAAGATCAAGGAGATAACGGGCAAGCGCAAGAAGACGGACGCAGACATAGAGGAGATTGCCCACTTGGAGTTCTTGGGAGGCCTCTACCTCGACGCTAACGGCCCTACGCTGGCAGCAGATGCTATTGAGGCTACTATCATCGGAGGAGCTAAGAAGTTCAAGGAGGGTATGGTGGCTAAGTCTGGAATGTTCGTGGAGGACCACGCATCGCTTGAGTATGATGGACCGCGAGAACCCGAAGAACTTTGGGCCACTGAGGAGCATCGTTTTAGTAAGGCGGTTCGTGTTGGTCAAAGCAAAGTTATGAGAATGCGCCCCGTTTTCCCGAAATGGGAATCCACTATCACAGTGAGTTATGAGGACTCCATCACCAATAAATCCAGGGTAGATGATTGGATCACTACAGCAGGGCAACAGGTAGGATTGCTGGAGTGGCGTCCCAGGTTTGGACGGTTTGATGTAGAGGTAGTGTAAATGAATGGGCGCGGCTGGAGCAATCTGGTCGAGCCCATTGAGGTGAGGTGTGGATAGGATAGGCTGGCTAAGGTTTGGCTGGGTCGGCTCTGGATGGGTCCAGTCGGGTTGGGTGCGGTAGGATAAGGCCGGTGGTACATTAAGGTTAGGTTCGGTAAGACAAGGAATGCAAAGGAGAGGTATTGAGAGGTGGGGTCTGGTATGGCCGGGCAGGTAAAGGTGAGGTCTGGTTTGATAGGGTCGGTGGTATATTAGGGTTCGGTTCGGTATGGCAAGGAATGGAACGGATCGCTAAGGTTGGCAGAGGTCCGGTACGGCAAGATAAGGTCGGTGGTATATTAGGATGCGGCGAGGCCTGGAGAGGAGAGGCTTGGAGAGGAAAGGCGCGGCGCGGTCAGGCATGGTTGAATGTGGTGACGTAGGGCAAGGTCGGTGGTATATCAAGGTTTGGTGAGGTAAGGGCTGGTCTGGTAAGGCATGGTCGGCTCAAGCTTTGTGTGGTGGGGCGTGGTGAGATGAGGTAAGGTCAGTGGTATATTAAGGTTCGCAGTGGTAAGCTCGGGTCTGGCGAGGTACGGGCTGGTAAGGAACGGTGAGGTCGGGTCGGGTTTGCTCAAGCAAGGTGGGGATAGGTTGGGTGAGTTAAGGTCGGTGGTATATTTAGGTTTGCTTGGGATAGGTAGGCTACGGACAGGTTAGGCGGGGATTGCTTCGCTTCGGTCAGGTTTGGTTTGGTAAGTTAGGGTCGGTGGTATCTTAAGGTAAGGTTTGCTATGGAAAGCCAGGGTCTGGATTGGTCGGGCGTTGAATGCTTGGGTCGGCTTTGGAATGGTTCGGTCAAACAGGGTAAGGTCAGAGGTATATTGGGGAACGGCATGGTTAGGCTTGGTGTGGCGAGGAGGGGTTTGGCGGGT